CTTTATAGTACCCCTTTGTGGGTCATAAATATGTCGACAGGTGTGGCATCGCGCACCTGACCGAGCTACTTGGTACAGTGTATTGTAGAAACTGAAGCATTGATCGGAGTAAACTAGAGGGAGACAGAATTTGGGGCCAACATGTTCTGGGAAGGGGGAGATGGAAGTTGCTGCATCTGAATCATCGCTGCGGGAAGGGCAGTCGAGATGGAATCCTGGACAGCGGTGGACAAAGCGACGTGGGAGGCTGCGGACAAAGCTAGAAGATCATGCTGATCAGCTCTGGTGAGCGTGCAGAACCTTGCTGCTGGGAAAGAGAAGCCAAAATCATGAAGCCTCATGCCGTTCTTGGTTCCCCAAGCTGTCATCTTTCCGGAGGCTTTGATAACCCGATAAACCTGATCGGGAATTGAGCGAGACAACCGTTGATGAGAGTACGAAGGGGTGGACGAAGCCATCTTCGAAATTATTTTGGATATCTCTGGCCCAATGGTGGGCTTGTTCTCCTTGTCGACAACCTTGAGCAATCTGTCATGGAACTCAAGAGTCGAGGCAAAACCTCCATTTGCGAGTATTAAAAGCAGTTTGGCCCAACCTGCTTTCTGTAATTTGGGTGTGCTAAATTTATCTTGGACAACAGAAACATAGGCATCATAAACTTGGTCCAGTTCCATATTCAGTAAGCGATCGGAGCCTTCATCAAACCCTAAGAGGGGGTTGTCCTCGAAAGTTTCAACCATCTCGTCGAGAGTGGGAAAGCCCATGGTACTAATACAACTTGTTATTGTTAACGGTTTAGGCGAAACGGGCCGTCAATTCTCCATGGCGAGCCCGTTCCTCCTCGGATCTTGTTTGGTTGAGGCGAGTATTCTCAATTGTGGAAGGTGTTTGGTGGATGGAAGAAGAATCACTCATGGCTTGAGATTGCTGGAGGAAATCTCGCTGCTCTTCGGGGTCCAGATCAGTGCGCGGTGAGATTGTGGAGGGATCAGTAGTGACAACTGGCATGAGGGGTTTGGCGTTGACAACAGTTCTGAATGAGGGACCGGGAGTGGCGTATCTCGTTAGAGTGGGTCGTCTTTGAGTAGTTGAAGTGTCAGACCCTGCGACTGACCCAACGTCATCGACGGTGGCTTGGCGATCCAGAGGCATGGTGGGATCCACCAACCTCCCGCGTCTGTACATGTCCCTGAGGATCTTGAGGTCATCGCGGTCAAAAGTGACATCCATGTTGGCAGCATCTCTGCGAGTTGGGGCGAGAGCTGCATGAGCTATCTCCACTGTTGCTGTGGTCGACGAGAGTTGACCAACAACCGCGACTCTTGAAGTCGTGAATTTGAAGGAGGCGGATAGGGAGGCCCATACAGTACCAGCGACCAAAGGGCTGTTGTTAGCTATGATACCCAGCCTCAACATGCTGACATCCTCATAATGTACTGAATAGTCCAATGTCATGAGACAGTTGGTGGTCTGGTTGCTGTTAGTGGTGATCCGCCTCTTGACCTTGTTGTTAGAGAAGCGGTCGTCGATCATCTGGATTTCGACAGATGAATATTCGTCATAGAAGCCCATGGTGGGCACGAAGCGGACCACTATCTCGTGCAGGTGGAGGTATTCGTCATTCTGATTCAAAGCGGAGACCTTGATGATGTCGCTTATGAACACGTAATGGGCGAGTTCTCTGAGCGAGATGGGTGGGATGTGGTCCAGATTGACCTCAGTGGTGCGGTAAGTCCTGCCTAGTGATATTAGCCTCCGGAGTCTCTCCTTCTTGTTCTCACGACTACCGGACAGTGTGGCGTAGAGAAATTGAGCTCCTGCAGAGTCAGCGTCTAGGAGTAATTCTTCCATGGTTGGGGGTTGGCGCGGGGGAGAGAATGCTAGCAAAGGGGCGGTCGGATTTGAGTGGGTGATTGGTTGAGTTGGAGCAGCCGGGGTGGCGGCCGGCTTGGAGGGGTTGGACCGAAACAGAGGCATGATGAGTGGTGGTGGTTCGTTGTAGTTGTTATTGTTAACGGAAACGGTGCAATCACAAGTGTGCGATGTCCAGCTGATCCAGAGTGCCCTGGAAACGGGCCTCGTTGGCGTGAGTCATGAACAGCAAGCCAGTACCTTTCCTGAAATTCCCAGTCACTCTCTGCAGTTGGCGTTGATGATTGACTACCCAAAGGGTTTGGGCCTGGAAATGGCCCTGGGGAGTCTTAGAGAGAACAGTGAAAGTGCCTCCGCCATAACCTTTCTTGGACTCGAGTTCGAAGGTAGGTGGATGGGTCACCCTGGAAATAGAAGTCGGGGTGTGGATGAACTGCTGAGACCTAAAGATGCTGGAGACGAGGTCCTGCGTGCTTCTGGATTCAAGGGGGATGTAATCTGCTGTGTGTGGCCAAACAGTGTTCAAGCGTTCGGCTTGGGCCTCGGAGGGTAGCGAGCTTAAATCAGTCTTGATCAGCTTGTTGTGGTGTTGCAACACGTGTAAAGGCATGGGGTCAACATCAACGACGAACTCTTCATCTGATGAGTCTGATTCGTACTCCGTGATAAACTTGGATTTCGATGTTGAAGCTGAAATCCCACACAAAAGGTCTTTGAAAGGTAATTGTGAAATGGTGTCTGTGATGGGTTCGAACTGGCGATTCGCGGTGTTGGAGCTATCAAAGATCTCAGGTTCGGGCGTTGAATTGTTCTCTGAGCGAACAGTGGGTGGTTCCAGCTGCCTCAACTTTCCTGACCTGTCCGCTTGAACCGCTTTATGTACGTACGTATGTTGAATTGTTGTTGTATCGAAATCTGTAAATGTAGCAACGGTCTGGACACCTCGTTCTTCTTTCCTGACTTTAACCCTAACTAATGAGTACCATAAATAGAAACCAACCAACGAGAAAAGATAAAGGAACATCGTGAAATTGAATGCTAGTAATTAACAGTGGTGGATTGATTGTTTAAAGGTTTGGGTTGAAAAGTGAAGAGTTTTCCAAGTTGTACCTGCGCACAGCACCCTTCTTTGTTGCTTCGTTGGTCCCTTTCAGCTGGATTCTGTAGAGCTTCTGATAGCGTATCAGTAGGGATAGAGCGGCATCTGTGTGGTATTGTTCGGAGGGGTCAAGCTGTTTGTAGCACTCAACCTCAGTCAACTGCTGGGCCTGCGAAAGGAGATCTTTAATGGTTCTAGGCAATCGACCGGTCTGAATGCTGTAGAGAGTGCGAGCCAAGAGGGTGGCCGGGTCTCGGTGCGGTTCGGGGTAGACTCGCCAGCCGAAACAGGTCGGGTGATAGGTGCGTACGGATTTGAACTCTTCCGGGATCAGGTCGCTGTACGCAGCCCACCAGTCGGTGTATTCCACAGGGCTGTTGATCGCAGTGTCGTCGCCTCCGTGGATACGCATGGCTCCGGGTCTGATGACGCATCGGATGTCTTGGACCATGCACATCCAGATGGTGTTGAGAGGTAGAGTGTCTGGGCCGCCGGAAGCCATCATGAAGGCTATGGCCATGTGTAGGGCATGCATGTCGTTCTTGAAGGCCATGTAGCGTTCCTTCAGCTCCCTCGGGACATCAAAGTAGTCGAACAGGAAATAACCAAAAGCGATGAGAGCTGGGCCCACATTGGAGTCCCAGTTGGTTGCGTCGTCTTCCATACTTTCGATGCTGAAGTCCCAACCAGATTTGACGGCTTGGACGAATTCTTCATCAGAGTGGCACGGGTGCAGGTAAATGTTGTGTTTCTTGAAGGATTCCTGGATCTTGATCAGAAAGTACATGAAAACAGGTCCCAGATCAAGTGCCACCCGAAAGACGTACTCGGTCAGAATCTGGGGGTTCTTGGCTTTAGCATAGATCTTCCCAATCTTGTTGACGTACTGCTGCTTTAGGAGCAAGTATGTGTAGGACTCCTTAGTGTCTAGCGCAGTCTTGTAAGCTTTTGCTAAGTTCAGATTCGTGTCCTTGTAGACAAGGTGCTCGTAAGCCCTCAGGCGGCGTTGTTGGTAGAGCTCTTGGTCCCAGGGTTCGCTGTCTTTGCCAGTTAAGGCTTTGAATTTGAGGATGAGAGCTTCGCAGCCGAACTTGTAAGCTATGAGCTCGTCGACAGCTGCTCTGGTGCGGGGCCGGACGCGGGCATGCAGACCCATCTTCATGCAAGTGGGGTCCTTTGCGGTGTGTTTAATGAACAAGGACTCAGTGATGCTGCTATCGGTGACCTGGTTCGAGAGTTGGCCCTGAAACATGACTTCGCGGTCGTACTTGCTCAGGGGGGCGCCGAAATGATCGAGACATATGGCGTCTAAC